CTAGCAGCTCTGCTAGGCGTCGGCGCTGGGTTCCCCTTGGGTAGGGTTTTCGGTTTCCGAGTCGAGCACTTCAACCTTGTCCACCTTCTTGATGAAAGAGTCAAAGGCTGCGTCTACGACGACGTTCTGAACCTTGCATGCTTCATAGGCAAGAAAGGCGAGGTCCTCGGCTCCGATGCCGGTGGCCATCTGTGTGATCTTGGACTTGTACTTGCGTTCCCACTGGGTGATTACCCAGAGGTTGGTGGTGACGGTTGCTTGCGCGCCGTCCGTGAAGTCCACACGGAGTGTGAGTTTCATTTTGTTTCTCCCTTAGTTGTTAGATCAGGACACGTCGACTGAATACAATCCACCCTGAATGGTGATGTCGATCGTGCTCAATTCTCCCATCGTCGCATTGATTACTGGCAACGATGCAAGGTAAGCACCAGTCAACGTGAAGCCGGGGTTAGTTGCCGAGTAGGTACCTGGAGTCGTTGGCGCTGCTGGCGAGACGATGACGTTGAACTGTGTGCCGACAAGGCTGGCAAGAGTTGCGTAGGTCTCTGACGCTGCGTAGCTCATGTAAAGCGTGAGGGTCAATTCGTTGGCCTCAAGACCGCCGACATAGAAACGAGCCAAGTCACCGAAAGCGGTGGACTCAAGAGCCTCAACTGTGCGGGTCAGGGTTGCTGCACTGCACTGGTCGCGGAGAGATACGGCCCCAATGAGGACGTCTGGGTTGGAAAGGTATGTGGTCGTTGTAGCAGACATGGGGTTTACTCCTCGGTGAGTTCTTGCTTGGGTTCTGTTTTAGCAGATTTTGTGGGTGCTTGTGGGGCTTCAGAGATAAAGCCTGCCTTCAGCAAATAGTCAATCACCTTCTCGGTGATGTACTTGTTGATTTTGAGCTTCTCGCCGACGGTGCCGACGCGATGCGAGTTTACGATGTAATCAGTCATGATGTCTGTGCCTGCATTGCAATAGTGAGGTCGTATGAACCGTAGTCCTGACCGCCGATGTTGAGTACTGATGGCCGTCCGTCAAGGACTGCCACATTCTTTGTGAGCAACGCAGCTGCGATACTGAGAAGCACACGAAGACCGTTGAGGTCCACAGGGCCTGTGCCGATTACACGGACAGGGAATGTCATGCGGACGATGTTGTAGTTGAGTGCGTCAAACGATGGGGCATCAAGAAACGCACACGGCGGGTTGATGGCTTTCGGATCTGTAACGACGCGTAAACCTGTAATGGTTGACAGCGTTGCGGTGAGGTCGTCGATGGCCTCGTTGAATAGATCCGTGTAAGCCACTATGCGACCTGCGGACGGTTAATGCCGAGTAGCTGCATGACCATTGGGGTGACACCGGTGGACGGTGGAGCGCCCATGCCGTCGAAGGTAGCAATCGTGTTGAAGCTGCCCTTCTGCCTGTAGTAGGCAGCGCCGATCATGATGGTGCCTAACTTGACGTCACCAGATGGAGCAGTGGTGAGACTGTCTTGCAGGTAGCCCGCCTCGTAACGTCGGCGATACGCAAACGCATTACAAGCTGCAGCGCACTGAGTCAAGAATGCGGCCTCTTCAATGCTCGCCGTGCCAATGCCCACATAATCCTCAATTTCGCCGGCCGTCACCCAAGTGCAGGTCAGCGTCCATGTGCAGGTGCCTGTCGGCAATGCAGCGCTGAAGTCAAGGTCAGCACCAACATCACGAAAGAGCAACTGGTTAGGGCGTGGCACCTCTGGGTTAAACGTCAGCTCACCAGTATTTGATTGGACTCCGGTGTACTCGTACTGGGGGCAGTCAAGCACAACGTGGGTGCCGTTTAGATCGTGACCTACACCAGCAATAGTGATGCTTTGACCGACTTCAATGTCAGTTCCCGTCAGGGTCTGGACGACTGCGTAATCGTCCAGACGCTGATGAGAGATAACTGTGAATACCGCCATGGCGGTACCGCCTTTCGGGACTAGGCGATTGCGATGGACTTGACCTGATCGCCGTCAGCGATGAAGGTCGAGACGTATCCGTAGTAGGAGAAGGTGCGGCCCAATGTGCTTGGTACTTCAACCGACATGATTCCGCGGATCTGCTCATAGAACTCTATTGCAGTGCCACGAGCTACGACCATGGTGTTGTCGGCAAATGCGCGGTCGACGACCAAATTCAAGCCCAATGGGTTGAAGGTGTTCATCTGTGTCACGTTTGCGGTGCCCATTCCGTTTACACCCATGAGACCAGCTGCGCCGGTGTATGGGAAGATTGGGGACTTTTCTGCGTTGAGCTGAGCGCCCAATTTTTGCCATACGTCTGGGCTGACAAAAATGTGATCAGGCAAGAAGTTGGTTGCCTTCAAGATGTCTGTTGCTGCGTCGTACAGTGCAGAGATCAACGAGGTTGGGTCGTTTGCTGTGACTGTCCATGTGGATCCTGATGCGGTGTCTCCTGCGAGGATTGCTGCACAAGCAACTGCGTCTGACTGCAACATGTACTGTCCAGCGAGGTCGCGCAAGATGATTTCCATCGCGGCTGGCGAAGTGAAGTCAATGTCCTGAGCTGACAGTGTGACCTGTCCGGCAAGGGTGGTCTTGCTCACCACGTTGGATGCAATTACTGGAGTGGTTGCGGAAACGCCACCAAGCTCTGGGCTCTGAGACCCTACGCTCACGTGGGTGGTCCAAGTTGGTCTCACGAAGGTCTTCTGAGTTCCGCCGTCTGGAAACGCGCGAGCGCCCACTGCTGAAACGACTGGACGGATGTAGTTGAGATCCGTGAACACAGGACCAAGGACCATCTGGTTCAAGAGGCCCGGCGTGTCAGTTGTCAATGAGTCGCCAGCTGCAGCCTGCAATGCGGTCTGCTTTGACTTTGCGACTTCTGCTGCTGCTGCGTTTACACGCTGCCAAACTTCGCCACCGATGTGGTAAGCAGCCATGAACTCGCCAGCAGATGGCATGCCGAAATTGCGCTTAGGTTGAGCGGGGATTGGTGCGGTTGGTGTCGCAGCTTCGATTGCTGCTTCTGGCTGTACTGAGTCCACGGGTTCTGTCTCCTCGACTTGTTCTGGTGTGGGTTCTGTGTCGGGTTCTGTTTCCGCTGACGCGGCCACTTGGGTGATGGTAGCACCTGCAAAGGCTGGTATGGGCACTAATGACAATTCCATCCAATCTGCTGCGGTAACAATCATGCGGCCTTGATCGTCGTAGGAAAACTCTCGTGGGTTTACACCCACGGAAACATCCATAACGCCATCGGCTGCAAGGACCAGTGCATCGTCACCGGCTTGAGTGCGTGAGATGTACATGCTCGCCAGCATTGCCTCATCGGTTGACACACGCTCACTCACGATGCCTACGGGCTGAGAGGAGTCGTGGTACATGAAAACGCGGGGAGCCTTCCCATCTACAGGAAGCGAACCCTCCTTGAACATGACCTCGGTCCCGTCACTGACGGTTGCAAAAGTATTCCAAGGGACAGCAATCGCATCAATGCGACGCTCCCCTGTGGGCTCGCCGGCAGCGGCGCTGACGGTAACTGTGTCTGATGTGAAACGGATCATGCGAGTTGCTCCTGTGTGTTTTCTTGTGGTTCTTGTTCGTTCGGGCTCATGCCCATTTCTTCTGTTTCGCCGATGTAGGCCTCCGTGTCAAACTTGACGAAGGTCCCTCGGGGGAGAATGTTGTCGGCGCTGAGCGTGGACGCGATTACTTCTGCATACGACTTAGTGCCAAAGGTCCAGAGGTCAATGCGTGACTCTCGGCTGTTGGTATAGGCGTAGCTGCCCGTTGAAATTCCCAGCAAATAAGGAGGGCAATTGCAAAGCCTGCTGAGGTCAAGAGCGCTGTAGTTGGCTGACTCAATAAGAAGCATCTTGTCCGGTGTTGCCGAGGTTGGCTCATAAGAAAGAAACTCATTCAGCGCTGCGGTCTGGTTGGTTGCTCGAGCAGCGTTAAAAGCAGCTGCAAGATCGGCAAGTTCTTGAGCGCTGAGGGGCTCGCCTCCAGTTTGCCGAAGGATTCCGCTTGGGATGGCCGACGCCGCATTGCGGTAGCGGCTGTCCTCAATCTTGAGTGCTGTCGCAATGCTCTGCTCGCTCTGATAGATGATCCCTTGTGAAGCGCCTACAAATTGTACGAGATCCTTTGGGTCGAGCATTGACCCGTTGAAATAAACCTCTTTGGAAGGAGCAAACCATACGGGCCCTACTTGATCGGTTGTAGTAATGGATCCTGCGGGCAAACGTGTAAACGATGCTGGGTATCCGTCTTGTGTTCTGCTAGAAATCCACCAAAACGCACGGCCAAAAAAGAAAAGGTCGTCTAACGTCCAGCTCATAAGCGTCTCGTAAGTGATGCTCGGATCTGGGCGACGCAACCACGAACGAGGCGCAAGGTCGATGTAATCCATCTCGCGTGTTTGTTCGTTCCACGTTTCGCGGTACATCTTGAGTGGCATGGCGCTGATGACGCTGGCGTGAAGATCACGGGCACGAGAAACCGCTGGTACCTGCATTGCGCGATTACGCGCCTCGCCTTCTTGGTACGTGTAGTACTGGCCAATCATTGCCGAGCTAGCGCTGTTGGATGAGTAGCCACCTGCAGCAGCTGCCTTCTGCACGGGCGCTGGGCTGATCTGTGCTTTGGTCTCACCCTTAGTGAATAAACCCATGATGACCTTTCGAGAGGGTGGCCACCACGCCCGACGCGTGGCGGTCACTTAGTGAGAGCATACGCTACTAAGAGACCACGAGCATGGGCTTCTGGCGGTTAGTCGGTTTACTTACCAGCGAGATTGCAAACACGGCAACACGTGCAAGCTCGATAGGTCCGGGACTCTTCTGCGAACTGAGCACGGCGCCTTGGGCGGTTTTGACCATTACGGCGCGGCCGAGATGCTCAGCCAATGCGGTAGACCCAGTGTGGGCAACCTTGTCCTCAAGGATCATCTTCTGCACAAGGGTGGTGTAGCGCAGCAACTCACCGTATCCAACGACGCTGTACCGGCGAGAGTATTGCGTGGGCATGTGAATCTCAAGCGTTGGTGTAATCGCAAGGGTGGTCGTCTTGTCCTGCATGACGCGCTCAATTTGTCGCCACATTTCGTCCTCTGTGTCAACCACAAACTCGACATGCACGATGGTCTTGTGATCCATCTGCACAGCGCGGACACCGACATAGCGAGCCTCAGAGATAGAGCTGTCAACGGCAAGCACCCCGCCCGCTGGCATTTCAAGGTTGGTGTGGCATTTGCTCCAGTCGCCAATGTCCCAAGCGCCACGGCTCGAGACCCACTGGTTTAGGTGAGCACGTTGGAAGTAATCCTTTTTGGACGCTGCACGGAGAGCCTTCATTGTGATCGTGGTGCCCAGCGCTGGGTTGGCCCACCGGTAGTACTCCTCGCCCTTGGCCTCGGGGGGCATGCTCCACTCAGCGAAATAGAGCCCGTTGTTTTCACCACGGTCAATGTCGCGTAAACCCTGCTCACGAATTTGCTGCATAAAGAGTGAGTCCGCATCTCCAGCCGTCGACCACATAGAAAGCAGGGGGTTACTTTTAGCAATCATGGTGGGCCTGATTGCCTGATCCATGACCTCGCCGGCGATGTCGAAGATTTCGTCTGCGACAACGAGATCGTAGGAGCCACCGTGCAGGCGAGTTGATGCAGCTCTGACTTCCCACTTGGAGCCGTCTGGCATGGTCACGGATTTACGCCCTAGGGCTTGCATCTGCTTAGCGCCAAAATGCTCGACAAGGATCGGGGCGACGGTGGCGTGGATTGCCTCGGCGCGGTCCAGCATGTTTGCTGTGCTGAGCACGTTTACCTTGCGACCCCAAGGGTGAGTCAAGAACCAGCCAATCAATGCCGAGAGAGCAAGGCTCTTTCCGTTCTGTCGAGCCGTGCTGACTAAAGCTTCTCGATGCACAAAGTCGCCGGCATCATCCGTCTCGAGCTGCTTTGTAAGACAGTGCAACTGCCAAGGCATGAGATCGGTCTGCATGAACTTTGACGCCCACTCAGCAACAAGGGGCCCATAACTCCAGCCCCCCAAGCTGATCGTTTCCAGTCTGGGCAATGTGCGGCCAGTCTCGATGTCTCCGTTTACCTCGTCCGTGTTTCCAGCCAGTTCGGGCTGTTTACCGTCGAAAAAGAGAC